AGAAGTCCTATAACACCGACAGAGGCATTGGTCTACTGGGTAACTGCACTACAAACTCTAAATGAGTATCAGCTTCCTTCCATACGTGTGAAGAACTACGACGGAGATTGTGCTGATTGGACAGAATTAGATTTACTAAACGACGACGCAAGCAATCTCGTGGATGGCACATGGGAGGAAGTAATTATGTTTCCAGCAGATGAAGAGGAGCAAGAAGATGTCGAAGAATCCGTTAGCGGAACTGGCAGCGATGGTGGGGTCACCAACTACGACCACATCGGAGCCGAGGGAAGCAGCAGCAGCAGCGAAGAAGACGGCTACAGCAGTCTCTAGTTTCACCTCGAAAGAGGACAAGTTCAAAGCCCTGGCCGCAGTCACCAAGGCCCTCAACGCACAGTTCAAGACGACCAACTCACTGGTTCGTCTTGGGGAAAAGGTTGGAACGGTCATGCCCCACATGCCAACCGACATCCCGTCGCTGGATTACGGGGTGTTCGGGATCGGCGGGGTTCCCAAGGGCCGCATCATCGAAATCTTCGGACCTGAGTCCGCAGGTAAGACGACGGCCACCCTGGAGATCGTCGGGGCCGAGCAACGCCGGGGTAATCTGGCCGCGTTCGTAGACGCAGAACACGCTCTCGATCCCAACTACGCGCAGCAGTTAGGCGTGAACGTGGATGAACTAATGGTGAGTCAGCCGGACTCGGGAGAGCAGGCGCTTGAAACCGTCAGCGCTCTGGTCGAATCCAAGGCCGTCTCTATCATCGTGGTTGATTCCGTGGCCGCTCTTGTGCCGCAGGCAGAGCTTGATGGTGAGATGGGTGACTCCCACATGGGTCTCCAAGCCCGTCTCATGTCACAGGCCATGCGGAAGTTGCGCGGTATCTGCGCTATCAACGACGTGACTGTCATCTTCATCAACCAGATACGAGAGAAGATCGGCGTCATGTTCGGCTCTCCTGAAACCACTACAGGAGGTCGGGCACTAAAGTTCTACTCCAGTGTCCGCCTTGACGTTCGTCGTATCGGTAGTGCGGATGGGAAGATTATGAGTGGAGGCGTTCAGATCGGCCACAAGATGAAGATCAAGGCTGTGAAGAACAAAGTAGGCACCCCGTTCCAAGAGACGGTTGTGGACGTGATCTGGGGGAAGGGAATCGACCGCTTTGCGGATACGGTCTCCTACGCTGCCTCCGTGGGTGCCATCCAGAGGAGCGGTGCCTGGTACAACTTCGGCACTGACCGGCTCGGTCAAGGTATGGACAACACCGTGGCTGCACTCAGGGCCAACCCCGAACTGTTCACCAGGGTCAAGGATGAACTGGACAAGGCCATTACTGCCCAACGAGAGGCAGATAGGCAATGACGGCACCCTTCTACATCAACGGCTGGCCGACACGGGACATATCCCTGCCGGACGAAGTAGATGACAGGGTGCGTGACGAGGAGCCTTACGAGAGATCGTATCCAACTGAACACGCAGAAGAGGAGTAGATATGAAGCAATACAAAGAGCGGGCGTTCGAGAGGTGGTGGGGGAGCAGTAGATACGCCTCCATGCCCGATAACATTATGACGATGGCCTTCAAAGAGGTCGCCCATGATGCGTGGGTGGCCTGTGCAGGTCTTAAGCCGGTGACCATTGACGCCGAGATTGTGTTCCTCGATCAGGATAAGCTCATGCTGACCACAGGGAGCGAAGCATGAGCAAACCCTTCGTGACGTATGACCCTGTGTCTGACTCCTGGGATGTGATCTATCGGGGCCGTGTGTATCCGTTTGAGACTGAAAAAACAGCTCGTAAGAGGGCATCGTCCCCTGAATCTCTGACCGCATTCATGTCCTTACCAGTGGAGATGACCAACGATGAATCTGATTGAAAATCTCTTGTGTAAATTCTTCCCCTATACAGACATCATGCGGGACGATACCAACGACATCTACCTGCGCCGGTTCTTCATCTACCCTCGGGACAAGGACTTCGGTAAGAACAAAGGGAAGGGTCGGCTGTACCTTCACAAGTTCTACCGTGGCGATGAGGACGCCCATCTCCATACACACCCCTGGCCATTCACTTCGTTGATTCTGACCGGAGGGTACTGGGAGGAGACCTTCGACAAGGACGCCTCTAAGGGACACGGTACCGATCTCTGCTACACATTAGGCCCCGATGGGGAGCATAGGGTACAGCAGTTCTATCGTCGATTCAGCGTCCTGCGCCGTCCTGCAACGTGGGCACACAGGGTCGTCTTAGACGACAGCAGGCCAGTATGGACACTTGTCAGAACCGGAGTCAAGGAACGCAGTTGGGGCTTCATCATCAAGGGAATCCAGTGCTACTGGAAAAACTACAAGGATGGAGTGTGCTGGTGTGGTTCGGAAGGAGATGATGGAGCCACGAAAATGTAGTGCCTGTGGCGTAGAGTTCCTTCCAAAGCCGATGGGGTTCAACGCTAAATACTGCTCGAAGAAATGCCGAATCAGGAGACGGCCAAAGAAACTCCTAACTTACTCCTCAGTGTATTACTTCAAGCAAAAGGCCGAGCAACCGGAAGCCTTTGCAGCACGTAGAGAATCAGATCGACGCCAACGCAGAGAACTGCGGCAATGGTTGGCAGACTACAAGTTGGTACGTGGTTGTATTGATTGTGGGTATAACGAATTTGCGTGTGCCCTACAGTTGGACCACATGGGCCACAAGACAGCAAGCATTTCTGAAATACGAACAAGTAGGAAAAGAATCCTAGAAGAGATCGAAAAGGGACAATGTGTGGTCCGGTGTGCTAACTGCCATTCAGTTAGAACGTGGTCAGAAAAGAACAACATTCCACACAGTCCAAGTATGAAAAAGGAGACACAGTAGATGAAGACAATCTATAAGTACCCACTCAAGAACACTCTTGAACCACAAAAGATCACCATACCTGCCTGTGCTGAGTTCCGGCACTTTCAAGAGCAGGATGGGGTTCTTACAGCGTGGTTCGAGGTCAACACAGAAGAGATGAAACTTGAGAGAACCTTGCTCATCGTTGGGACCGGTCGTTCGATTCCTGAGAATGGCTTCTACCTTGGAACGTGCCAACAGGGTCCATTTATGTGGCATCTCTACTGGATGCATGGAGCATAGATATGAACAACATGAGTTTTAGTGAAAACGGTCTCAAACTGACTGAATCGTTCGAGGGCCTGCGCCTCACCGCTTATGAGGATATAGGCGGTGTCTTGACCATCGGTTACGGTCACACAGGCAGGGATGTGTACCGAGGGCAGGTTATCACGCAGGAACAGGCCGAAAGTCTTCTTGCCCTCGACACACACCTGGCGGTAGCTGCCGTCAACCATCTGGTCCGGGTTCCTCTCAACCAGAACCAGTTCGATGCCCTCGTGGACTTCGCCTTCAACCTGGGGGCGGGAGCACTGGCCGGATCGCACCTACTCCGCTATGTAAACGCCGGTGATTTCAACCGCGCTGCGGAACAGTTTCCTGCGTGGGATCACGTCAATGGCACGGTGTCGGAAGGGCTGTACCGGAGACGGATTGCAGAGCGGGATTTGTTCAACGGCTCCACCGGTTGTGTTGAGTAGCACGAACTCAGAGGGTAGGACTATGACAAGTAAAGAGAAGGTGTTGGAAGTTTGGCCGGACACAATCGTCTACGGGAACAAGATTCTATGGAAATGGCTTTGGTATCGGGAATCCGATCCTGACAAGGTTAGCGGCCAATTTGATACCGAAGAAGCTGCATGGCAAAACGCTGCCGAATCTCTACCCCACCCTACCTACAGAGAAGGAGAAGTAGATGAAAATAGGAATTAGCGTGCAATGCGAAACTTGTGGCCTCAGTAAATGCCCGCGAGGACGTTCAGCGCCAATGGGACGACCTATGTGCGACTTCGAGTGCGCCGGATATTACGAAGACCCGAAGGTTGGCGATCTGTGGCCGGGGGAGACTGAGGAAGAATTTGGTTACCCTGTTGGTTCAGATGGAACCCGCGAGGCAGTCCTTGAATCAATAGATGTTGCTAGGTAAAGGAGGAAACATGGAAAACAACGGCGTATCAGTACGTTTCGATGATGGCACCAATGAGTTCGTCACGAACCTGTCGGTCAAAGGTGTAGGCGAGTTTGAGGCTTCCGGCCCTGAACTGTCCGATGCACTTGTGTCCCTGGCAGAGCAGTTGGCTGGCGCAGGAGTATAGGCCCGTGGGCCGTGTAGGTTGGAGAAGCAGAATGAATTTCAACGAGTATCAACAGACAGCACTCAGCACCGCAGAGTACCCCGACAAGGGAAACAACATGGTCTATCCAGCTCTCGGACTGGCTGGAGAAGCCGGTGAGACGGTCGACAAGATCAAGAAGATTTACCGCAACCGCAACGTCACATCCGGTAAGCAGATCACCGCTGATGAGCACATGGCCTTGGTAAAGGAAATGGGAGATGTTCTCTGGTACATCGCGGCGCTGGCATCTGAACTAAGGGTATCCCTGGAGCACGTTGCTGAGACTAACATCGACAAACTCCTCGACCGGAGGGCGCGGGGTGTCATCAAGTCTGAGGGTGACAACCGCTAGTCCGAACATCCCCTTAAACTAAAAGAAGCCCCACTCGCTTGAGTGGGGCTTTCCTGTTGCTACTCAGTTTTTACTTTTTTCAAAGCAACTCGGTGGCCTCGTGTGTGTCTGACAGCCAGGCTGCAACCGGTCGCTCTCCTGCCCGTCCTCTTCACCGGCGCTCTTTATCTGACCGAAAACACCTTCTCCTTACCATCGAAAAGTACCAGCCGCGTCTCATCGTCAGGTTCAACAGGTATTTGTGAGCCTTTCCCGTAGAATCTACAGAGCTTTCCTTCGACTACAATATCCGTAGGGGCAGTTACCTGCAACTGGACTCCGAACTTGTCGATGTCCTGCTCCATCACACATATATTGCCTAGCGTTGGGTGATTAACATGAACTACTTTCATCGGTTTATCTTTACGATCCACACGAGCCTCCTTTACTTAGTTCGCAAATATCCATCGCTTCAACGAATATCTCCCCAACGTGTTTGACTGCTGTAGCATAGCGAACTGGTGTTAGTGGCTGTCCTCCTCTGGCTCCATCCGGGTAGCAGGTTATGCCGCGCAGGTCCGGCAGGTACTTGATGAGCATCTTACCGAAGTCCTGCACCTTGCTCTCATTGTTCGTCTCCGATCCCCACGCTGGCAGATTCAGAGTTGAGCTGATCGAATGGTCCACGTACTTCTGGAGCCACGCCTGAAACGCTACACGCCGCTCGGGGTTCTCTGCCAGGGTGTAGGCATCCTCAATGCTGTCCCACGGCACACCGGCGTCAATTAGACGCTTGGCAGTCGGATCGAGGACGTACTGGTAATGCCACACGCTTCCCTTGAGGTAGCGCCTCTTGTAAGCGACACAGAAGACAGGTTCCACGCCGGTAGTGGTCTCTGCCAGGATTCCTATGGTTCCGGTCGGGGCAATAGCGCGAGTCTTGACTGGCCGTGAGATTCCCCACTGGTCGGCCTTTGCTGCTGCCAGTTCTGTGCTCGTAGCGTAGATGTCCAGGTAGGTTGCCAATTCCTCACTAGCACCGTACTTGAGGCTGCGCTTCAACATCCATTCATGCAGTCCCATAAGCCCAAGGCCGAGCCTCCGGTTCTTGGTACGCACATCCGCTACCTTCTGGAACGGAACGTCGCTGTACTCTGTCCCTGCCAGCAGGAAGTAGGTCCCAACCTCGACCACTTGCCGCATCTCTTCAAGCGAGTTGATCTGCGCCATGTTGATACTGCCGAGGTTGCAGATATCCGAGTCGTCACGGCTGGTCACTTCGGTACAGTTGGAAATGATGATTCCCTCTGCCATAAAGGTATGTTCTGGAACCTTTACGTCGGCACAGTAAATGTCAGCGTTGCCCGCCTCAGCAATGCCGAGCACTTTGATCTGATAGGGACGGTAGCTATCGTGGTCATCGGGTTTAATTCTAATGGTCGGAATCACCCTCGCAAACTCACTTACGCTACTCGCTGCCACGGTCAACTGCCAAGACGGTTCCCCTGTGAACCCTGAATTGGAACCTGCTCCAACACTCGATTGGATACCGAATCCCTCCAGCATTCTCTGACAGTCAAGGAGAAAGCTCCGGTGGATAGAACCTAAGCGTATACGATTCTGTTCCTCGTCGTAACTGCCATCTGCGTCGAACAATCCGGCAAGGAAAGCGCGTACTCCGATAAAGTGACCACGCCTGTAGTCCTCTGGAAATACATCCTTTGTCCTGCCGCCAAACTGTTCACGGTTTGTGTTGAAGTAAATACGGTTTCCTTTCGCATCTAGTGAGTGTGTAAAGGAACTCTTATCAAGGAGATCAAAGCATCGTCGTTTTGACTCCGTGAAGATACTGACCTCGGCGTGTCCGTCCCTAAAGTGTCCGTCTCCGTAAAGGAACCCCATCGTATAGTGGTCAACGAACTGTACACCGTTATCATCCGACCAACCATCCGAAGTAGGTGGTAGTGATACATGGAGAACATCCCCTGCTATCAGTTCGCCAGCCGCTACTCGGTCCAGTCCGACGAGTTTCCGCCTCTTTCCTTTCCCAATGTACCTCTCCACTATGAACGGGTGCGAGGGATCACAAGTGAGTGAGCGTCCCCCTGTCATGGTAACGGTAAAGGTCGGAACGTTGTCTCCCGTCTTATGGAAGACTACATCTCTTGCCCACTGTCTTCCTGTCCACACGGTCTGCGGTTCTCCAACCATCTCTGAGACCCGTTTTACCCCGCCGATAGTCAGGACATTTGTGCCACCCACGACAGGGGCGTTTCTGAGCGTCTCACCGGCGTTCTCTCCGCAGTCTACTGAGAACCCTGGCTCTGCTGTCGAAAGCATCTGCCGGACAACGGCCCAGTATACGGAGTGGGCATGGGAGTGTAGCTTGTGTTTGTCGCTGTGATACGCCTTGAAGAACTCATCATCCAGTTGCACAGAGATGTTAGTACCATCCATCGTCGCGGGGAAGTTAAAGTCCTTCTCCTTCATGGCTCGTACTTCTGGAGACCAGTTCTTGAGTTGGATGAACTTGTGAACGTCGGGGTGCGCCCAGTTCAGACCGGCCCAGATTGCTGACCGGCGAGAGCCGCCTTGCATAATCCCACGGCCACATTCGTTTGTCATCTGCATCAGGGCCAAAGGTCCCGTTGCGAAACCTCCTGTGCGTCCGATTACAGCTCCCTCTTCACGGACGAGGCTGTAGTCGATCCCGATACCTGCGCCGGTCATAAGGGCCATCGCGCATTTCTGGAGATGGTCCGCCCAGCCTTCTCTACTGTCTTCTACTCGCATCAGAAGGCAGTTTTGTACCTGATGGAACGGCCTACCCGAGGCGTATAGATACCGTCCGCCTGGGATGAACTTTCGTTCTGTAATTAACCTTGCTGTTAGTTCGATCTGCTGCTTTGATGCGTTTACTGTCTTGAGAACATTCTTTGCGACACGATACGCGATCTCAGGCCATGTCTCTTTTGACCCATCTATTTTTGTGTGTGCATACTTCTGATCTACAATCGTCTGTGCAAAGACGGACATTCCATTGCTGCTATAACTCACTTACCTTCTCCTCGGTACTACTGGGTGCTACTATGCTGCTTAGAAGTGCAGTACCAACGCGGTAACAATGCCACCACCGACCGCAAGTCCCCTCAAAAACCACTGCATCTTTCCCTTACGGGAGGTAGCCTTGACGGAAGTGATCTCCGTTTTGCAAGCCTTGTCTTTATCGGTGAGCGTCAGATTCAGTCCGGTCACCTGCTGGTTGAGACCTCCAATGAGATCGTTTGCTTTGGTTAGTTCCGTCTGCCGGTTGTTGGCCACGGCGGTCTCGTCTTTGAGGTTCTGCGTGAGAACAGGAACCTGTTCAAGCTGAACCACGGTGGATCGTGCTGCCTGCGGGGTTACCGTGATCCCACTGTCTGTTGCCGTAAGATCACCCGGCTGGAGCTGTGCGAGATCGGACCATCGGTTGCCGAGAGCGGGTAAGGTAAGCGTCTTGTCTGTGGCCTGCTGTTGTTGGAGAACCACGGTACGGTTCTGTATCGCGGACGCGAGTTGCGCGTTCTCCTGCGACAGGGTTGTGATTAGTGCCTGGTACTGCGCGGTTGACTGCTGTACCTGTATAGCAAGTTGTCTGTCCGTTGCCTGCTGTTGTGTGAGTACCTGTTGTGCTGCTATCGCCTTCGCTTGGTCATTCGCGGCTACTTTTGAGAGCCACTTGTTACCCAGGAAAACTATCGCCAGCGTAACCATCAGGGCCAGAAATAGCCGTTCGTGCTTCTGAAGCCAGGTCAGGCCAGTCTGTGCTTCCGTCGTTATCTGTTCTGGTGTTGTCATTTGCTACCTCTTCTATACGTCTTGTTGCGATCTCGATGTAGTGCTCGTCCCGGTCGATTCCGATGAAGTTGAACCCTTCCTGAATCGCTGCTTTTCCTGTGCTGCCAGAGCCACAGAACGGATCGAGGACAACTCCACCCGGAGGGGTGATGAGGCGAACGAGATACCGCATCAGTGCGTTGGGCTTGACCGTGGGATGTATGTTGCCTTCGCCGCGATCCTTCTTGTTGCTTTTCGCGCAATAGAAGAACCGTGCCGCTGACCCTTTATCAAACCGTCTCTGACCGGGAAGTGCCGCAAAGTTTGTAGCGCCGTTCTCTGTATAGCGACGGTTAGCACTGGCCTCTCCTTCGCGTGTTTCCTTGCACTCCTTGAAGAACCGTGCCGCTGATTTGGAGTCATCTATCCGCGCCTTATGCGGAACCGGGGGAGCCATGTCACCGAAACGTCCGCTGCTTGGTCGGTCGCGTCCAGTCTCTTTCAGGTCTCCTTGCTGGCCGGGTGCGTTCGGGAACGCTTCGATGACCTCATCGGAACCATCGTGAATCAGATTGGCTGGCCATCTCCCTGTGTTCATCGTCTGTGTGTAGGCAGGACGCTTCATCTCTCCGAAGCCTGACCACTCTTCCAACTTGTTGCTCGGTACCTGCTCATCCCCGACACGACAGGCTCCGATGTTGAGCGCGCCTGTTCCGTGTTCAAGGACATTAGCAACAACTGTTCCGATCAAGGGCTTACGAGCGAGGACAATAGGCTCATGGGCAGGCTTCAGGGCTGTTCCCCATCCTTGCCAACGATCCGCTGAACGCTTGTTATCTGCCTTTACAAACACCTTGGAGACATCCAGACTCTTGGGAAAGCCCTGCGAATGAATCCATTGCATCTGGTCACGAACCTCGAACCCTGCATCCTCAATGGCACAGGCCATGCGGTGATAGGTTCTACTGCCCCCAAAAGACAAAAGGTGGCCTCCAGGTTTCAAAACCCGGAGGCACTCTGTCCACATCGATACGTCGTTGGCGATCCCTGTACTGTCCCACTTCTTTCCCATGAAGCCCAACTCGTATGGAGGATCGGTACAGATCGCGTCCACTGAGTTGTCGGGCAGTTCCTTGAGTCGGTCCTTTACCTCTCCTAGTAAAAGTTGATACACGCTACCCCTTCTTGATGACTCGACCTTGGCGCAGTTCTTTGATCTCTGCGCGTCTTCCTCGTGCCTTCTCGCTCCGCGCCATTCTTTCCAGGCGCTTCGGAGGTTTGGGTGTTCCAAAGATGTACTCTTCCAACAGGTTCACATCAGGTTTCGAGTTTGTCGTTTCTGCTTTTTCCAGTCGCATATCACCTACTTCTTGGAACTCTTTCTTACTTGGCCGCATACAACTGCATCAAGGGCGTCTCCGAAGAGATAACCCTGCCAGTGTGCCGCTACAAGACCGGTCACGACATAACCCCGTCGTGCAGCATCTATACGGTATTGCTCCACGGCCTTTTCCAGTGATTCGGGTTGAACTACAACGATGTCAAGTCTCATGCTCTTGCCACTCGCTCCTTTACCCATGCACTCAGGCGTTCCGACACTTTGCTGAATACGCCTTTGGCACGGTCATCAATCAAGTTGCCATTCTCTTGTGCATCGAGCAGGATACCGAGACAGGCGCGGGCATGGCCGAGATGGTGTACCCCGGAGTCCTCTGCTACCTCTTCACCCTCGGCCCATGACTGGAGGTGACGCAGGGCCGCATCAATGTAGATACGTGCGACTACATCCTTCTGCCGCCAGTTACGAAAGCCGTACTTCAGATCGCCGTCAAGCATTGCACAGGACTCATGCGCCATTGCTACAGGGCACACCTGTCCGAGCGGTACCTTCTTGGAACCTAACAGGTCCTTGGGGTTTACTGTGGTTGCCTTCGATGTAGCTCCGTTTGTAGATGGTTCTTTGTTTATACCTTCGTCCTGATTCGCTTCACTCATGCTCCTCCCCTTCTATTGAAGAAAAATTTGTGGCCTTTAACTGCCCTGTCTTACTCAAATAGTCAATGGCATTTTCCAAAAACAGAGTGTTGTCCCTGAATGCTCCTAATCCAATGTTGCACTGATGACAAAGCAGACCCCGTACCTCATTGGTTTCATCATGCCGGTGGTCAACGTTTACTTTTTCAGACTTACTTGACTCGTTAAACTCCCTTTTACAGATGGCACACTGGTGGTTTTGTGCAGCCAGTATCCTTAAAAAGTCTCGATGCTCTAGTCCGTAAAGGCGCTTCCGTGCTGTTATCCTCCTCTGCTCCACATGGAGTTTGTCATATTCAAGTCTGTTAGTAATAGACCTCTCTTTGTTCTCCTCTCTCCACTTTCTATTCAGTTCCTTGAACCTTTCGGTATTGTTTTCCATCCATCTTTTCTGGTTCTCTTTCCTGCATTCATGGCAGTAGCCGTTCTTGTCAACAGTGCTGCCATTGCGGATGTGACCACGTTTGCAATGAGCAATACGTGGTCCCCTTCTTCCATCCCTGACAAGGTATCTCTCGGTGCTCATTAGTGCCTAGTCCAACTCATTGTGATAGAACTGCGCTACCAGTCCTTCTTCTTTATTGAAAACAAGGGCCTCAGCCGTTCGTAGGTTCCCAACAAAGCCGTTAACCGAGTGCCAGTTATCTGGAGGGCAGAGCGCACTTAAGGTTCTAACCCGAACCCCAAACTTTTCATCAAGGGCTGTTTTGTGCCTGTGCCCTACATGGATTTCCCTAAACCTAGATCGACCGAACTGCTCTGGGTACTCGGTTGCCATCCAAATACCGTAGTCTGTCTGCTTTCCGAGATGCCCGTGGGTGAGCATAAGGAGCACCTTGCCCCACTCGACGATCTTGTGCAGGATCGGGGCGTTGTCTACACTTACTTCGGGATCATTGGCAAAGACACACTCCAGCGAGTCCCCAAGTGTAAAAGTAGAGAGAGTATCGTGATTTCCTGGTACCAGTTTTACCTCTACAGGAGCAATGAGCCGTAGTTTATTAATCGTCTCAGTGAGCATTTCACGCACAAGTTTGTACGTTTTGTGAAACCTTGTATCGGTGTCTACCTTGGTACCGCTGAACGTCGTTCCTTGAACGTTGTCGGACTGGAGTATGTCGTTTCCAACACCTAACAGGATGCGATCAAACTTGTAGCCTTTAGCGCGGTCGAGCAGACTATCTATGGCCCTGCGATATGTTTCAATTGCAATTGCAGTGTCGTAGTCTTGATATCCTGTCTCTTTGGACCAGGCAAGTTTCCCTGCGTGTAGATCAGGTAGCATGAGTTCCAGAAGGTTTCCAGACTGCCGTACAGGACGGATGATAGGCTCCGGTACCGGGGCGGTTCTCTTTAGTTCTTCCTTTAGACTGTTGATCTCCGCCCTAGCCGCTTCGATGCTTGGGTTCTTTACGAGGGTGGCCTTTACTTGGAAGAGTGGGGTAACCTGAATGTTGTCGTTCGCATCCTTGGCACCCATCTCATACTTGTTTACTACGAACCGCTCCACCCGCCAGATCGAGGTATCGACCTTGCAATAGGAAAGGAGTTCTTCGAGCGTACTAATACGTGTCTTGGGGAGGGTGACGTTCCAGGTGTTTCCGAAGACCTCGTTGGTCTCGGATACCCACTTCGCCGCCTGATCGAGGACGTGCTGACTGTCCTGTACAAACTTATTACATACTTCTTTTACAGGCTCTTTTAGAATGCCTGCTTCGCGGAGCGCATTACCGAACGAACCGAAATGGTTCCGAAGCTGACGTTCACTGTACGTTCCGTGTTTCCTGTAGAGCCTGCGACTGATGCCGTTGTGAGTCTTGTTGAACTCTCGAATGTCATTGAGCAAATCTGCTCTTAACGTCTCACTTGCCATGATCCTCCTGTGTGGGATTTGGTTCCAAAAGTCTTTACCTAATATAGCAGACCTGTTGATAAAATGCAAGCATTATTGAAGCATTATGCCGCAGCACGTCTGCTCTTAGTCTTAGTCTTGGGCTTTGTCGCAGTCTTCTTTGCCGTTGTTTTCTTGGTTGTGGATTTGGGGGTGGGGGGAAGTATCGCCGGTGCTTTTGGTTTGCGCGGCGCGCGAGGTGCTCGGGCGCGGACGGGAACCATCTGCGTTTGCGGGTAGATGTGCAGGGTGCGGAAGTCGTTTCGCAGTTCTTTCAACTCACTCACGATAGCAGAGGTCTGGGACTCGACTACAGCTTTCAGGCGGTCGAGACCTAGTGTCTGTGCCTGGGTCTCTACTGCCAGTGCCTTGAGGCCGGTGTTGGTCTCCTTGAGGTCTTCGTCGCGGATGCCTTTGATCCAGAGGAATCCGTTGTAGACGGTAAGTACGACGGCGATAAAAGCTGCCCAGAACTTCAGACCATTATTGCTGTAGAGGTTGTAGAGAAACGATATCCCTTGGTTGTCAGGTTGCATTGCCTATCTCCTGTTGAATCTACCGGAACAGAATCAAGGTGTTCATGTCCACCACTCGCGGGTGGTTGTCCGGTTGTCCTAAAATCTTCTCTCGGAAAAACGCTGTCTCGATGTACCGGGTGTCGGCCCAGTAGACTGCGCCTTTCGCGTGGTCCGCTGTTCCATCGTAGATCGACTCAACCTCGTGGAGAAGCCGGATGAACTCGGGAGACCATATCTGCGGGGTTCCTGTGGGCATCTCTGTAATGGCTGCG